TCCTGCTGGTATCAATCAACCAAGTGCTCAGAACTTAACAGATTATGTTGGTACTGAACTTTGGAATAAATGGTTAGACCATATTGATATGATTTTAAAAAATCAAGATTATGAGTATGTAGATAACATGGCTAAAGAAAGAGGACTAGTAGTTAAAGATAGTCCTAAAACAGCAAAACAGATGGATGATGAAGAGCCAGAAGAAACAGAGATAAGAGATGGTGATGACCAACATGATGAGTTGGAAATAGTAAAAGAAGTTTATTCACTAACAAGTGATTTGGAAAGAAATGGTAAGGAGTTATTATTAATGGGCGGAGCTTATGGACATATGAATCATCCGTTTGATGATAAAGAACTAACGTTCAAAGATTTAAAAAAGATTATTGAGTTGGGTTTAAGTGGACAACTTGACCGAGAAGATAATGTTACAGAAAAAACAGATGGTCAAAATTTAATGATAAGTTACAAGGATGGTAAACTTATCGCTGCTCGTAACAAAGGACATATTAAAAATAAAGGTAAAACGGCATTATCTATTAAAGATGTAGAGAAAAAATTTAAAGGTAGAGGTAATATACGAAATGCTTTTGTATATGCTATGAGGGATTTGTCAAAAGCAGTTGGTGCTCTTTCCAAAAAACAACAAGATAAAGTTTTTGGTAACGGAAGTAAATTCATGAGTTTAGAGGTTATGTGGCCTGCTAGTGAGAATGTGGTTAACTACGATATTACAGAGCTACTCTTTCATGGAGCAATCGAGTATGATGATAGTGGTAGACCGATAGGACAAGCAAAAGATAGTGCTAGAATATTACAAGGTATGATAAAACAAGTCAATCAACACATACAAAAACACTATAAAATATCTAAACCTAATTTTGTTACTGTTCCTAAACATCAAGACTTTGGTAAGATGAAAAAAAGATTTCATGGTCGTTTATCTAAGTTACAGAGTCAGTACGCTCTTAAGGATAACGATACACTTGGATTATATCATCAGAGGTTTTGGGAAGAATATATCTTTAATGCTGCAAAACAATTTAAGTACAAAATACCAACAAATGTTCTTAAAAGACTTACGATGAGATGGGCTTTCTTTGATAAATCATTTTCCATAAGGGATATGAAAGCAACAATAAAGAACGATAAGTTTTTAGATTGGTCTTTAAACACAGAAAAGTTAGACCACGCTAGAATGGTAAAAGAAAACATGAAACCATTTGAAGAATTATTCTTTGAAGTTGGTGCTGAGATAATGAAGAACATGGATGGGTGGTTGGCTGTTAATCCAGCAAAGTCAGTACAGAACATGAGAAAGAAACTAAAGTCTGCTATATCTGATGTTAGAAGTGGTGGAGACTTAAAAAAATTAAACAGATTAAAGATACAATTAGATAGATTAAATGCTATCGGTGGGTTTGATGCTATTGTTCCAACCGAAGGATTAGTATTTAAGTATAACGGAAACATTTATAAATTTACAGGTGCTTTTGCTCCTATAAATCAAATAACAGGTTTGATGTTCTTCTAATGATAAAATTAAGAGATTTAATAACTGAAGATTGGTTAACTCATAAAGGTAAAACCCTTTGGTATCCAGCTCACACAAGAACAACAATGCAGATGATATATAGAGGAGACTCTATAGCTCTTTATCCTAAACAGATAGAATCAATGTTTGGTAAACAACCTATAAGTTCATTTCATGTTACATCACCAGACCATTTAAAAACAGTAAAAAATATACTTGGTAAGAAAAAATCTATATCTACATT